TACTCGCTGAGCTCCCCTCTGGCGACGTTGCTCTGGCGGGAACTTCTGCAACCGAGATTATTGCAGGTAGTGGTTTAGATGGCGGTAATTTTCTTTCTTCGACACCTCGCTTAGACGTTGATCTTGTTGATAACGCGAGTGGTCTCATCTTTGTAGATGACAAGCTCGCTAATGACGGTGTTGCTTTAGCTAACGCTACGAGTGCTGCTGCTAGCGGAAACGACGCTGCTGTTTTAGGTTCTCAAGCGCTTTCTAGCGGAAATTTAGCTCTGTCCACCGCTGTGGACGCACTTGCTTCAGGCAACGAAGCTATCGCAAAAGTAGACGATTTTGCTGGCGGCGGGACAAAACTGACTGGAACTGCTGGTGCCCAGATTAATAAACACGATTTCTTAGGTTTTAACGACGCTGGTGAGATTGTTCCCATCCGTATGCAGGATTGGGATCACACCAGAAAATTAGTGGCAGGAGTGCCCAATTTAGTTGAAAACAACAATCAACAAGAAAACAACCTTAAGTGGGACCCTGTACGTAGGGCGCACTTATATTGCTACGACAATAGTGGCAATCATCTTACATACATGTATATCAAGAATACTGGACCCACTAATTTTTACGCTGTGGGCGCGATGAACACTGTCTCAAATACCAGCATTACAGCAGTAGTAGAACCTGATCTTGCGTATAACAAAGACCAAGACTACTTTGTGACGTTTTTTGAAACAAGTTCTAATAACGACGCAAGTGTACATACTTCACGTAACAACGAAAATTCAGCACCTATTTCTGTACAAGATGGTGCTGATGTTACTCCTTTAGCAGGCACTATCGCAGCCCCCAGAGGATGGTACTTAAAAGATGATGTTTTTATCATGATTTATTACGATGGTTCTGATTCTACAGATGCCATCCTCGTTAAATCTAACGGAGCTAGCTTCGATTACACCACATCTGGTCCTGGTAGTCCGAGACCTCTTTTCCGCCAGAACTCAAGTATTGGCAATGATAATCAAGATGGGTTTTTTGACCCCATCTCAGAAAAATTTATTTGGGTTTTCCGAGGATGGGATAATTATATTTATGCGATGCCTATTACTATTGACTTTACAGAACTGGTTATCACGGAAGTTGGCTCCTCAACACAGTTAACTGACTATTCAGCTACACAGGTCAATGCTGTTTACGACGAAAGAGGTAAGAGAGGCGTCGTAGCATTTAGAGGTCCAAGTAATGCACCTGTAGTTAATTCCCTGAGAATTAAGCCAGGCGGTATTCCTTCTATTAACAACAGCGGTACTTTTTGTCATACATCACAATTCACACCGTATCGCGGTGGTTTAACACACGATCCTTATACAAATACTTTTTACTTTATGGGTCGTATGGAGGCAGAAGGAGATAAACCAGGTGGATTTGCACTTACTCCTTCTGGAGATGATCATTTCTTCTTTAACCTCTCCGGTGTTTTTACACAGCAAGGCTCAGTAACAGATTTGGTTGCTTCTTATGACCCAGAATATAATGCGGTTCTTACACTCTATAGATCATCTAGTGAAATCTTCGCTCAGTGCGTCACTAATTACTATGCTGGTGCTAACGTTACACCTCATGTCGATGGCTTTAGTAATTTTATTGGGGTCGCCGAAAGCGCAGTTGCCAGCGGTAATGACGTGACCGTTCTTCTTCCAGGCCAAAAGTACACTCTGGATTCAGGTAGTTTCCATAAAGGAGATTTCCTGTATATGGACGTGGTGGGGAGCGGCTACCTCACAGACGATTACCCTCTGGCAGCTTGGAGTGGTCAGGTTCCGTGGCAACCCGTCGCAGTTGCGACGAGCACAAGCGGAGTTCTTCTGATCAATCAGCTTTGAGTAGATTATTATGTACTTATAGACTGAACTGAAATGGTTGTACAACGCCCGTTAGTTCTAATCAGTGGTGAGTTCAGTGAACTTCCTCCTGGTGATACTGCAGAAGATATCGTTGTCGGTAATCTTACTGCTGGTAGTGGTTTAACGGGTGGCGGCAGTTTATCTTCGAATACATCAGTTTCAGTAGCTCTTGCTCCTGCTGCTAGTGGTTTAATCCTCATTGGCACAGGTGATTCTGCAAAGCTCGGTGATGACGGAGCTGCTGAGCGATTAGCTGACGCAGCTTTAAGTAGTGGTAATTTTGCTTTATCTGAAGCAACAGCAGCTAATGCCAGCGGCGAAGCTTCTGTGGAAATCTCCACAGCAGCCATCGCTAGTGGTGATGCTGCAATTAATATTATTAATGATCTACCTGAGGGTCAGTTTCTCACTGTAAAAGCTGGAACTCCTATTATTTCTGGGAGTCCTGTTGGTGTTAATGCAGCTGCTCAAGTAGAAACTATTCGACAAGAAGTAGACCGATTTAAAATTTCACAGGTTGCGGGAAGTCGAGATTTTTATTTTCTTGGGAGTGGCATACCCAACGACGAGATGGGTTTAGCTTATCTTCCTACTTCGAATCGAGCCATTGCCTTCTTTGAAGATGATAAAGAAGCATCTTATTTAATCGCTAAAGGTATTGAATTAGGTACTAACGGTACTAGTGTATCGATTGGGCAATCTGCGAGAGTTGGTTCTACAACTAATATTCTTTATTGTCGAGCTATTGGACACCCTGCCGAAGATAGAGCTGTTGTCTTTTACGCTGATACTTCTAATAGTAATTATTTAACTGCCGCTTCTGTTTCTATAAATCCCTCAGATAATAGTGTTAGTGTTGGAACAACTTCAGTTTTAACGAGCCAAGGCGTTGCTGCTTGTGATTTAGATTATGATCCTGTAACGCAACAAATTATCTATGGTGTAGAGTCAACCACCACTCCCGAATTTTCAATAATCAACTTGATGACTGTGAGCGGCTCTGACCTCTCTGTGGGTTATGAGCAGTATTTTCAGTCAGACGTATCTAATAATGCTGTTAGGGTTTCATATGACGCAAACCAAAGTGGAGTTCTTTGTTTCGCACGTAATGTCGAAGGCCAACCAGTGGCAGGTTTTTACACCATTTCGGGTGTAAGTCTTACTCAGCAAGCTCCGGCACAGGCAATTCTACCTTCACGACAGACAAATTTAGAGCCGACTCAGTCTGATTTTGGTGTTCAGTACGATTTTAGTACCGGTAAACATTTATTTGTTTATGAAGATCAGCCTGCGGGAACTTACGCCGTACCGATTACCGTTTCAGGTTCTAAGTTATTATCTGCTCTTAGTGAAGGGTTTGAACCAACAGTTCTGTTTTCTAATTCTTCACTGCAAGTTCCGGCCCTTTCTTATAACCAAAAACTAAATACTATTACCCATGCAACTGAAGTTAATCAATCTGGATTTATTCAGTCTTTAAGAATTGCAGAAGATAACTCAATTTTAGGCGGTGAACGATACGTATTTCCGGAGTGTGTGGGTTCTGGCTGGACTTCGGCTGGTGACGCTATAGATCTGCAGAATCCGCAATCAGTTTATTACTCTGGTCAGGACTGCACACTTCTAATTGGTTATTTTGCATCACCTGCTTCGTTTACTCTTAACTCAGGTGCTGCAGTTGTGTTCAAGCAAGAATATCCTGCTGTCGCTCCTACGAATGAGTACAGACAGAATAATTTCCTTGGTATCTCTCAGCAAACTGTATCCAGTGGTGAGGATGTAGTAATCCGACTCACTGGTTCTATCGACACTACTAACGCAAATTTATCGGGCGGAGTTTTCTACTACCCCGACACTGTTAGTAGTGGACTTACGGCTAACTCTACCAAGCCCACCAACTGGAGTGGAGAGTGGCAAAGCATCGGAATGGGGGTTTCCAGCGATAAACTTTCTCTGGTGAATCCGCTAAGTTACAACCCTAACGGTATTTCTTACTGATGAAAGCTATCTGTCGCCCTTCTAACCACAAAGATAAGGACATCTGTCTTTACCTGTTTTCTGATGAAACACAGGTGGATATCCAAGAAGGTCGGATGGTCGTGGGCCATCCCTTAGAGCCTGATTTTATTGTTCTTGACTGTTTTCAATCGAATGCAGTGCTTTACGAGAACGTAACTACTCCCAGTGG